CTGTCTTCATGAGGTGATATGAGACCTCCCCACGACGAAGGGAAGCCCGTTTGACGCGTTAAGTCAGGTTATCAGCGCCTAAGTCTGGGCCGAGGAGTCGGGTCTATCACAGGAAGGAGGATCGCTAAGATGAGGGCGATAAGTGAATCGGAACTCCAAACTTGCCTAGATTCAGGGTCAACAAAACGCTTGAAATCTTATCAAGCGAGAATTCGGAAGGACTGTGTCCAGAGGATTTTTGATGACCGAGCAGTCTCTGTACTTCTTAAGTACGCTTTCAATCCTGGAAAAATTGAAGGTGAGCTGAAGTACTTGAAAGACCTGAAGGATGGCGAAGGCAGGTTGTTCTGTCGTAGTATGGGTAAGTACTCAGATATGCAGGACCAATTCTCCAACTTTATGAAGGAGGACAGACCATCTTTTAGATGGAATCGCCATTATCAGACTGCAGTGGCGACCGTTTGCGCACGTTACGCAAGAGCGGAATTAAAGATGCGTGAATATTCTAGTGATGAGGATATTTACAATTCAGTCACGGATTGGTCTACTGCCACAGGTTGGACGGCTATAGCCACCGGCCTTCGAAAGAAAGTAGACGTGTTAAGTGACGTGTTCTTGACCTACTCAAAGAGGGAGGCAGAAGCAAAATCGGTTGGGACGTTCGGTAGTCCCGTCGTATGCGGTATGCGTACACAAGGTTCTGGGGCCTACGATGAGCATGGAGTGAGGACTAACACTTGGAAGTCCAAGAAAAGGGCTGTGTTTATGGTTGATGTTTATACTATTATAGCGGAATCCAAGTTTGGAGCTCCACTCAATGATTGGTTAAAACAGTATTCCTACACTGCAATTGGAAAGGATGATAAGTGGATACAACGGTGGTGTAATCAACAGAGAGATAGAGGCTGGAATTTTATCAGTCTTGATTACTCAAAGTATGATAGCACTATACCTGCGTGGCTCATTCACTCCGCATTTGATGTAATTCGTAGTGCCTTCTCTGAGTACGATAGCACACTTCTGTCGGTTATCGAGGAGGATTTCATTAACAAGAACATAGTAACTGGTGAGGGCGTGATTTACGCTAAACATGGTAATCCAAGCGGTAGTAGGCTCACTGCAATTATCAATGGTATTTGTAATGAAATTATGACTGAGACTTGGATGAGCGCGCTTAAACACAGAGGCGTATGTAATATTATGGGTGATGATAATTTAATTTTCCTACCTGAGAGGGTGGACGACGCACTCGTATCATCCATAAGTTCCTACATTACACACAACTTTGGTGTGAAAGTTAACGCTGAGAAGAGTAACAGTGGTTCTTGGATGCAGGACCCTGAGTATCTATCTAGATACTGGGGCCGTACTGGTCCTTACAGAAACATTGGTGAGGTCATTAGTTTGATTGCTTATCCAGAGAAATTCAGACCCTACAATCGCAAAGATATCGTACTGACACCTGAGATGATTCTTTATTCTTACGTGTTAGCTTATCGAAGAACTATGGACGAGTTAATTGACACAGAGCGGTTTCTGAGAGACATCAATATCTCTTTCACCACACTAGAATGGTCTAAAGAACAGAGAGAGGCAGTTCCATATAATGTCAGGCTACATGTGGAGCTGAACAGCTTGTATTCACGCAGCACGATGGCTGAGTTACTTGAGGCGAATCGCACGGCAATTGCCTGAAAGGTCAAAAAGGTAAACAGTCGGCTGTGCTATTAAGTGAGGTGATGGCTCACGCGCAAATTGAAG